TAGAATAGGTGTTTTTCCAGAGATAGAACATATCTGCGAAAACATACATAAGCGTCCATAAGGGCGCTTTTTTAAACACTAAACTATTATAAATAGAAGTATGTTAAGGTTTAGGAGATATCTGATGGAAAACGAAACTGCTATCAAAGCAGCAAAAGATATTGCATCTGCTGTTTCAGGCTTTGATATTGAAGACACTAGCATAAAAAAAGAAACTGGAAAATCTATAACTCTTACTCAAACATTACCAGATAATAAAAGACGTCAATATGTTACTGCAGTAAATAAATTTTTATCTAATGAAGATGAATATGAATTTATAGAGATCACGTCTACTCGTGCAACAAAAGATTATAAATTTAGAGTTAAACAATTTGATAAAGATATAGTAGTTCAAACAAAGCCTAACGGTAAGAGAGGCAAAACTGATCCAAACGAACTATTAACAGCTGGTCTGTGTTGTATGGTATTACCTCGATCAATTCCTGAAGATATAGTTGAACTTGACGCTTTGGTAGACGAGGTTAAAAAAGTAATTCCAAGTAAAGTAAAAGATTACGATCAAAAAGAATTTGATGCCATTGATGGAGACTATACTAATTTTTGTCAAGCATTTTCAGCTGCAGTTGGATTTCAAAAATATTGTGGCGGTGTAGGTACAACCGCTTATGTTACTGGTAGAGTGTGGAATAAAACTATTGAAAAATTTAAGAGAAACGCTTATGGTATGAAAGACTTTAACTCGTCTGACATAGTAATTAAAAAAGGTGCTAAGTTCTATGGAGTTTCTCTAAAAAAGAAAGATAGAAGCACGTCTGCAGATCCTACGCTACTAAATAAATCTGTTTCTAATTTATTTACTTCAAAAGAAATTGTGGACAGATATAATGAAACGCTACAAGACTTCATGATTAATAAAGTAATTAAGAATGCAGAAGCTCAAGCATTAGTACCGTCTGGTTCTCAGAAGAAAGCAAACAGAGATCGTAACACGAGAAGACCAACATGGAAACAACTTGTCGCTGGATTACCAAATAAGTTCTTTAATGATCAGTTAAAAGGTCGAGATAGTATCTTCGGTAGAATTGGAGATATGTTTGAAAAAGAACAAGATACAATCGCACAGAAAATCATGCAATTGGTACTAAAGACAGATTTAAAAGAATTAGAAAATTTTAATTTTAATTTTGTATTAATTACAGGCGTTGGTAGATATTTAAAAAGCGGTCCAGTAGTTGAAAAAGCTGATGTCATACCAGTCGATACAGTCTCAATAAAAGTTGCAGAACTTCTTAAAAAAGAAAAACCTAAAATAAAAGTAGATAGACAATCTTTTACTGGAACTGCTGCTGTTTTAGGAATGCAATTAACTATTGGTAAGATGCCAGCCATAGATATTGCGATGAGATACAAAGGTTCTGGCACTTGGACGTCTCAACCGTCCGTAACAGCGTTTTTAACTTCAGATTTTAAGAGATTCTTAAAGGATATATAAAATGAATTTTGCAGAATTTATAGCAGAACAAAAAAATACTCATATGACTCATATCGAGGACAAAGTCCTATATGGTGGAGTCGACGGAACGAGACAAGCTATACTTGCTCTACGTTCTCTTAGAGACATGCTAGGAGGAGTCAAAGATGGAAACGTTAGCGTTAAATGGGATGGAGCACCAGCTATTTTTTGTGGCACTGATCCTCGTGATGGTAAATTTTTTGTTGCTAAGAAAGGGATATTTAACGCCACTCCAAAAGTTTACAAGAATAACGCTGATATCGATGCTGATACTGATGGTGATCTCAATTTAAAATTAAAAAATGCTCTTAAGTACTTACCAGATCTTGGTATCAAAGGAGTTATACAAGGCGACTTCTTATTTGATACAAGTGACATTAAGACAAAAAAGATAAAAGGCAAGGCGTATGTAACCTTTCATCCAAACACCATAGTTTATGCAGTGCCTTCTGGAACTGCAGCGGCAAAGAAAGTTAAAGCAGCAAAGATTGGAATAGTATGGCATACCACTTATACTGGAAACTCTTTTGAAACTATGAAAGCATCTTATGGAGTCGATACTAGTAAGTTTCGTAATAGTAAAAACGTATGGTCACAAGACGCGATGTTAAGAGATATGACAAGATTTACTATGACAAAGAAAGATACGGAGGAAGTCAATGCACATCTTAGTAACGCTGGCAGGATTTTTAATAAAATTTCTGGTAGTACCTTACGTACTCTCGAGGCTAACCAAGACATTGCTCAACTTATTGAAACGTTTAATAATACTTTTGTACGAAAAGGCCAAGTCATTGGTAATACCAAAGCCCACGTTGCGAAGTTAATATTGCATATAAAACAAAAGTTTCAGAAAGAGATAGATAAAAGAAAGACTGAAAAAGGAAAGTCTGCTCAACAGAAAAAATTAGACGAAATACTAAAATTCTTCTCACCGCAAAATAAAATAAGTTTACAAATGATGTTTGATTTACAAAAATCTATTGTTCTAGCAAAATTAAAACTTATAAATATACTTAATAAGTTAAATAGCACAGAAACTTTTTTAAAAACTAGAAATGGTTATCAAACCACAGGTCAAGAAGGTTATGTAGCTATTGACAAGCTTGGTGGTGATGCCGTGAAAATTGTGGACCGTATGGAGTTCTCATACGCAAACTTTTCGCCAGATATATTAAAAGGATGGGATAAACCAGGGAGGAACTGATGGCCCAATTAAAATCTTTTTTCGACTTGATGAACGAACTGTCGATGAAAAAAGACAAAAAACTTCCAAATTTAAAAGTACCGGTTAAAGGTAAAAAAGGCGTAAGTAAGTATATGCGCAAGAAAGTTGCTACGCAAGCTAAAGACGACTTATATAACTCTGTGCAAAGTGCTGATAAAAAACCAGAGAAATATACGAAGCCTGATGGTAAAGTCGGAGTCAGAATGGTCAAGACTGATAAGGAAGTTATTAAGAAAGAAGCTTCAGTTCTTAAGCCAACTAAACCTACAGATATAATTAAACATGCTAAAACTCTTGCAAAGAATCCAAGAGACTACATGATGAATAAGAAAAAGTATTTAGATAAAGCTCGTGCTAAAGTATTTAGAATGTATCCGAAGAAAACAAATGAAGCTATTAATCACGATGACGCTCATCGTGACGCTCAAACACATTCAAACGGAAGTATGAGTGTTAAGAAAATTCCAAGTATGATTAAAAAGCCAGGTGATAAACATTTACACTTACACATGAAGAGTTATCACAAAGAAAAAGACGGACAAGCTTTTGCAAAGAAGCATGGCTATAAAGTAAAGAATTATGTCAAGACTCCATCAGGAACTAGAATGGATATTCATAAAGAAATGGTTGATCCTATGGATCTAAGAGGTAGACCAAAGAAAAGAGATCCATACCCAAAATCTCCATACGGTTTAAAACATCCATTACACCCATCTAATATTGCAAAGAGAAAAGCAAAAGAAGCTGAAAAGAATAAAAAAGAATCAGTTGACGAAGCAGTAAAGAATTTATCTGCAGCAGATCAAGTCAAAGCCGCAATAAAGATAATAAGAGATAAGAGATTTAATATGAAATCTCAAATTGATAAGAAAACGGCTATTCAAAAGATTTCAAAAGATCTCTTAAAAGATCCTAAAGTTAAAAAAGAAATAGACAAGATCTATGAAGAAAACGTTGAAGAAGCTTTAACCATGGCTCAAAGAATGAAAAAGAAAAGAGACATGAGGCGCAACAAAGCACGTATTGCAGTTGGTAGAAGACGCGCAAAGAAGAGAATGGCTAATACAAAAGTTCTTAAAAGAAGATCTGATAGACAAGCTAGAAATGCTATAGCTCAAAAGATTACGAGAGGAATACCAAAAAGAGATCTTACTCCTGCTAGAAAAAGAGAGATAGAAAAAAGACTAGAGTCTCCAGCATTGCAAAGAAGAATTAAAGTATTATCAAAAAGAATGTTTAAAGACGTTCGTAAGAAAGAAGTGATGAGGAAAAAAAGTTAATGATAAACTCTTTTAAACAATACCTAGTTGAAGAAGAAAAAACTGTTTATTTTACTTTTGGTAGAATGAATCCTCCAACTACTGGTCATGAAAAACTAATGAACGAGTTAGCGAAAAAGTCTGGAAAGAACTCATATAAAGTATTCTTGTCTCAAAGCGAGGATAAGAAGAAGAATCCACTTCCTTATCAAGAAAAAGTAAAGATGGTAAGAAGGTTCTTTCCAAAACATGCAAGACAAGTTATACTTGACAAAAAGATTAAAAATGTATTTGATGTCGCTACTAGATTATTTAACGAAGGGTATAAGAACTTAACAATGGTCGTCGGCTCTGATCGAGTTATGGAGTTTAATACCTTACTCAACAAATATAATGGTATTAAAGGAAGGCACGGTTTATATAACTTTAGTAGAATTAATACCATTTCAGCTGGAGAAAGGGATCCAGATGCAGACGATGTTTCGGGCATGTCAGCATCAAAGATGAGAAAGGTTGCAGCAGAAGGAAACTTTGCTCAGTTCTCTCAGGGGTTGCCAAAAAGTGTTTCAAACGCCGAAGCGAAAAAAGCGTATAATCAAGTAAGAAAAGGCATGGGACTTAAAGAAGTTAAGCAGTACCATAACACTCTAAATTTTGCTCCAGTTTCAGAAAAACGGGAGGAATATGTTAAAGGAAATCTGTTTAGTGTTGGTGATTGTGTTACTATCGTGGGCAGTGACCAACTCGCTCGTGTTACCAGTCTTGGAAGCAATTATGTTATTGTTGAGCAAGATGGTAAACACTACAGAAAGTGGCTTGACTCTGTTGAGCTTTTAGAGAAAGAAAGAAAAAAAGAAGTCGCACAAGATAAAGATGTTAAAAAGGCAAAAGGGAGTCAGCCTTCTGTATACTATAAGGGTTTAGGTAAGTCTACCAAGAAAAAAAGACTTGCGCACTTTAAGAAGTACGGTAAGTACGATGATGATAATCCTGCAGCTTATAAACAAGCTCCGGGCGATAAGACAGCTAAGACTAAGCCAAGTGTACATACACTTAAATATAGAAGAATGTACGGAGAAGACGCAGTTGCTTTAGCTAAAAAGAAAATAGAAAGAGAAAAAATGGTTGACAAGATGAAACATGCACGCATGTTAGATCGAGCCAAAATTAGAAAATTAAAAAACAGGGGTGTAACAAATGCTTAAATTTTCAACATTCGAAGAGATACTCGAAAATGAAGGACTCAAGAAAAAAGCAGCTAAATCCGGTATATCTTACGGTACTTTAAAAAAAGTATATAATAGAGGAATGGCAGCTTGGAGAACAGGTCATAGACCAGGGACTACACCACAGCAGTGGGGAATGGCTCGAGTCAACTCGTACATAGGAAAAGGTAAAGGTACTTATTACGGTGCCGATTCTGATCTTAGTGGTAAGGGTAAGAAGAAGAAAAAAGAGTCAGTAGGAGAAGCTACAGTCAAAGAAATATCAAAAAGAACTGCAGCAAATTATATCGGTAAAGCTTCAAGAGATGCATACTTTAAAGGTAGAGATCAAGGACAGGTTGATGCAATAAGTGCAGTAGGCGGTTCACATCCACAACAAGACTATAAGAAAAGTCCAGAACGTAAAGCAGCAATGAGAATGCGCGGTATTGATAGAGCCACCAAAAGATTAACCAAGAAAGAAGGAATGTCTGATGCAGAGAAAGCAGCACATCAAAAAGCAATTGATGCTTTCAAAGCCAAAGGCGGTAAGATTAAAAAATTAAAACCAGGGTACGCACAAGGCTATCACGGTAAAGCAGATCCAGCAGCTGGTATGAAAGGTATGATGGACAAGGGCGATACTAAAGCATTTGGTACTCGTAAAAAAGTAGGGAGTATGAAATGAGTTTAAGACAAGCAATTCTTGATGTTGTGCAACCTGAGAAAATTGAAGAAGGCGAAGACGTCTATGATAAATTTGGAATACAAATTACAAAGACTCGTCTTAAAGGTGGTATAGGTTATCAAATCAATTATGGTGAAAGAGGTAGATATATTCAAGTTCTTTCAAAAGATATGAATAACTTAATGAAAGCCATGCAAACAGCAATGAAAGCAAAGTAACATGCCACTAGGAAAAAATGCAACGGCCGGAGACTACGTAAAAGACTTTAGAAAGTCTAAGGCTCCACAGTTTAAAGGTAAGTCTAAAGAGAAGAGACATAAGATGGCTATTGCTGCATATCTTGATAAGCGTGATAGTCAAAAAGAGGCTAAGTTAGCTGGTAATAATTTAAAGTTATTCTCGCAAATTAATAGAAACAGAACTAAACCAGAGCTAGACAGAACTAAAAAACCAGTAAAAAAAGCTGTACAAAAAGAAGGTAGTTATAAAGTTTCAATTGCAGGTCTGCCAGACATGTATATGGATGACAAGACTCCAGGGCAATTATTACAAAAATTAAGAAAGATAGTTAAACAACCTTCCATGATAACAGATGTTGAAAGAACCACAAAAGCAAAAAAGAGAAAAGCTTTTAGAGATAAAGCTCAAGGAAGAGAAGAAATAAAGAGTGAATATAAGTATGATTATGGTTCGCCAGAGTCTGTAAGGCTGATGAAAAAGATAACACCCGGTGAAAATGTTAAAGAAGGGATGAGAGGAAAAACTGATGCTCCAAAAGGACCAGAGTCTTATGAAGCGCAGTATAAGAGAAGACTAGTAAAGACTACAGATCCTGAACATAAAGAAAAAGGTTACAAGTACAGAATCAAAGGTAAGAAAAATAGTGCACTTACTAAAAAGTTGTATAAGTCAAAACCAGATCAAGCAGAGTTTAATAGACAAATGAAAAGGATAGCAGGTCATGAGTTTGGATAGATTTAAAAAATTTATACTAGAAAAAGAAAAAGATCCAAGACTTAAAGCTGCAGGAGTGTCTGGTTATAATAAAGCAAAACGTACTCCAAATCATCCGACTAGTTCTCATATTGTGGTAGCAAAAGATGGAAATAAAATAAAAACTATAAGGTTTGGACAACAAGGCGTAAGCACTGCAGGAGCTCCTAAGAAAGGAGAATCTGATAGACAAAAAGCAAGACGCAAATCATTTAAAGCCAGACACGCTAAAAACATAGCTAAAGGTAAAATGTCAGCGGCATACTGGGCAGATAAGGAAAAGTGGTAATGATCAAATATTGGATTAAAGAAAGAATGAAAGAAAGAACATCTATGGACGGAGCGGTTTGTGTTGCTCTTGGTCTTATGATATTATTTTTATCACCATTAGCAAAGATTGCTGCAGGTCTCGCGATCGCTTATGGTATATGGACAATATGGAAAGCTGAGTAATGGCAAAGTTATTTCGTACAGTTTCAGTACATGAACCAAAGAAGCATGGTACTACAATTGGACGCAAGCCAATAACTTCAACTATGAATAAGCATAAGAGAAGAAGTTTTAAAAAGTATAGAGGTCAAGGAAAAAGATGAACTGTCAATTTTTTGACAAAAATAACTGTCATATTTTTATTGGTGTCAATTTTATGACATCACATAAATATATTTATGGACAAAGATCTCATACATCAAATACTAAAGGATTACAGTAGTATGGCTCAGAACGAGACAACTGAATCAAGATTAGATAGGATCGAGCAAAAGATAGACAAGCTCGCTGATGCTATGATTTCTTTGGCGAGAGCAGAGGAGAAAATAATAGCATTGCAAGACGATCACGAGAATATGAGAGAAAGATTAAATAAACTTTCAGTAAAATTAGACGAGATACAGAAAACAGTTGACGATAACTCAAGAACTGTAGGAATTATAAATAAGATTGGTATGGCACTAATTGTTGCTGTACTTGGAGCCTATGTGGCTCACGTATGGATGTAAAGGAGAATCCCATGGAAGAAAGTATAAAGTATCATATACCTGAGGAGATTCCAGCAAATGAAAGAACCGCCTTCCATGGCGCAGCAGCTGCAGCCGCAAAAGCCGGTAAGAAGAAATTCAACTTTGGTGGAAAGACTCATCCGGTTACTATGAAAAAAGATTTGGCAAATAAAATTGCTGATCAGAAAGAAGCAGTGAAATATCCACATATGATGTATGATCCAAAGACTGGAAAAGAAGTAACAGCAAAAACACCAATGGACCATGCAAAATTTTCAAAGATGGGATATACACACGAAAAACCAAAAATGAAAGAAAGTACAATGACTTTTAGAGAAAAATTAATTTCTGTGCTTGAAGGCGACAGAGCAGCGCATTACAAGAGCGCTACTACACCAGAAGGTATACTTGATAAAAGTCAATCTTCTAAAGGAGCTATGGATATGGCTAAAGGAGCTCAAGATAAAATTAAATCTGGAGCTGCAGACTTAGACGTTAAAAAATCTTTAGAGGCTAATGAAAAAGATAAAGCCGACAAAAAGATGAAACAAGCCAAGAAGAGATCTGGCGGGGATAACGTGGCAAGTGGCGATAGAAATATTAAGCCAAGTGCAACACCTATAAAAGATCCAACAGCTAAGATGGAAGATGTTGAAAAACATGATAAGTACGGCATATTTGGAAAGACTATGAATGAACTGCTAGATGCAGTAAATAAAGTAACAAATAAAAAGGACTAATATAATGGCTATAAAACCACCAAATTGGGCGAAAGGCGCGATACCAACTCCACAAGGTTGGAAGAATAAGAGAACTGGAGAGCTACTAGTAGCTCAAAAAATATCAAAGTCTCAGATAGACGAGTTCTTTGGTGTAGAACCAGAAATTCAAACTTTAACCGAATCACCAACTACAGCTGAAGAAGCAAAAGAAGAATGGTTCGGAGATGAAGCCACTGATTTAGATTCGATGACTAAGTTAGAACTTGAAGCTCTCGGTAGAGAACACGGTATTGAACTTGATCGAAGAAAAAATAAAGCTGATTTGATTGAGGAACTCAAAGAAGTCATTTAGATCTTAATATATAATTTTATGTTAAGATTTAAAGAGTTAAATGATAAGAACCTTTTCTTGTACGCGGCTAATCATTATAGGACTAATAAGTTAGTCGATGTAGACGAGTTTCAAGAAGACTTAAAAAGGTTTAAGTATATTAAAAGATTATTGAATCGTTATTTAGAAACTGATGAGTTGCCTGAAAGACTAATTCTTAATCATTTGATAGTGGTTTTTAATGTCTTCGGTATTGAAGCTACTCTAAATATTTTAGAGTTTAAATTAGATGATAACCATTGGCCAGTTATAAAACCGTTTTTGATATTTTTAAATTATATTAAAAATGATCAGTACACTGGAATAACAATGGACCCTGATGTAGTTAACGTGTTAAGGAAAATTTAATGGGTTTTTTAAAACAAGCAGCAGACTTAGGATATACTTTTAGATTCATACGTATGATGGTCATGGACTGGAAAGACTGGGACGCGTATAAACTAGGTATCATAGATGAAAATGGAAAGAGAATTAAAAAGGTAAGACTCGATAATGAAGAAAAAAAGTCTGCTTATACTCCTTTTATTCGCCTTGCTGCTAACATCAAAAGGCTCGTTGCAAAAATTCCAGGGGGAGGAACTAAACTCGGATCTTTTGCGAGCGCGCTCTATCTCATTAAAGAAAAAGTCGGAACAAAAGGCTTAGAAAAAATATGTAAAGAACTAAATGTCGACTTACTAGATTTTTTAAATGAAAAAAATGAGTGGTTCTTATTAGATAATAAACAGTTAACACCTGGGTTGTATAGAGTTTCAACCCCTAAATTATTAAATAAAACTTGTGATGAACTTGTTTGGCCAAAAGATCAAGTAAGAATACTTGATGAATCTTTTCCAGTCGGAGAAGTATTCGGCGTAGACGTGTACGAAGCAACACACATTAATACAAACAGACAAGTGTATGTAACTGTAAGCGAGTTAATAAGATGAAATGTCCGCCTGGGTACAAGTACGATAAAAAAACTAAATCATGCGTGCCAAAAAAAGGCGTCAGAGTCATGAGATTTAGACCGTATATAAATCTTGCTATTGAGAAGAAACCAAAGAAAAATGGCAATAAAAACGGTAACGGAAATGGTAACGGAAATGGAAACGGCAATGGTGGTAATGGAAACGGTGGAAATGGAGGTAATAGCTCTGGAGGAAACGGTGGAGGAAACGGACAATGAGAGTAGCTGGCAGACAAAAAGGTGCTAAGATAAAACCATACACGCACGTTGTAGTAAATCCAAACGCTCCAAAGTCTAGGTACACATTTAGCATGCACAGTTCAGAATCAAAAGCAAAAGCAGCTGCTAAAAAATATTCGCCATTAGTAGGAGATGATTTAACTGTAGTAAAACAATCTGGTAAGAGTCCAAGCACGGATATGTTTGAGGCTACAAAAAGAATACCAAGAAAAAAAGGACAACCAGTAGGATCAGATAAACATAGTGATTTATATACAGATGAGAATCCAAAAGGTACGATTCACGGTTTGAAATTTGCAACTCCGGCTGATGCAAAAGCGTCAGTGGCCAAAATAAAAAAGTCAGGTAGAAAACATGCTCATAAGATACAAGCTGCAATAGCTATGGAACAGAGAGCAAGAGTTGCTGGAAAAACTGCAGCTGCAGCTATCTACCGAGCTTATATAAATAAAATGAAGAAGAAGACTAAGGAAATGCAAAAAGAAGATATAGAAGAACAAAATAGAGGACTATGGTATAACATTAACAAGAGAAGAAAGTCTGGAAAGCGCATGCGTAAGAAAGGCGAAAAAGGAGCTCCTTCTCCAGAGGCTATGGCTCAAGCAAAAGCATCAAGCGAACAGATGACTACTGCTATGGCTGGTATTCCTCAAGATACAAAAAACATGGGTCCTAAAATTAAAACAACAGCTGTTCACGACAAGAGAAGACGTAAAGATAAGATGCCAGTATTACTAAAGAGATTTAGAAAATACATAGAAGATAATTATGGCTAGAATTTACATTCTTGTTTTTATCCTAGTTATACTAGGAGGAATAGGCTATGGCGCGTATTTTGTATATAATGACACTATGCAACGTATGGCGGTACTACGTGATAATAATGCAAAGCTTGAAGTTGCTGTTAAGGCAAAAGATTCCACAATAAAAGCTCTCAAAGAAAATATGGAAAAGCAAATTAAGTTAACTAAAGACTTAAATAACAAGTTAACTATTGCTGAAGAAAATAATAAAAAGATTGCAAAGATACTTGCAGAAACTGATATAGTCAAAAATAGTATCGCAGATCCTGCAGCTACAGAAAAGAGAATAAATGAAGAAGTTGTTAACATGTTCAATGGTATCAACACTGCTACTAAGTAGTTGTAGTTGGAAACCAGAAAAAGAAATTGTTACAGTTGAAAAAGTAATATCTCCAACTATCGCAATTGCTCAAAAGCCAAAAGCAGTTAAAATGTTGGAAACAAAGATTATTGTAATAACTGAAAAGAATTTACCTGAAGTTATTAAAAAAGTAAAAGCTGGTATAGGCGAGTTTGTAATATATGGATTAGATCCAGCATCATTTAAAAATTTAGCACTTAACTTTGAAGAAATAAAAAGATATATAGAACAGCAAAAAGAAATTATAATATATTATGAAGAGGCAGTAAAGCCTAAAGATAAAAAGTAATGATTGAATCAATAATGGGTTCTTTAATTGCATCTTTCTTATATGATGAATTTAAAGAAAATTTAAATAAAAATAATCAACAAATCGAAGAACACAAAGTTATAGATAATACTAACACCAAAGTAATTTGGATTCTTAAAGAGGAGAAACAGTAATGGATTTCATTATAGGTTTGGCTATGCAATTTTGGCCAATGACTATATTCATTATATTAGTCATTTTAGGATTCATTATTAACTTATTTGATAAAAAAATAGATAACAGAGTAAATTTTACTTATAAAGATTATCCTCATATGAAACCTATCAGAATAGCTACAAAAGGTAAAGGTTTCTGGGGAGCACTTATGTTATGGGTATTTGGAACTAGACATTGGGAAGTTGCAAAAGATTTTAACTACTCAATTAATAAACAAAATTTTGTTATACCAAAAGGGTTTAAGTTCGATGGTGCAAGTGTACCAAAGTTCTTAGCTCAATTCTTATCACCGGTCGGTGTACTGTTGATTGGTGGACTTATTCATGATTATGGATATAAGTATGAAACACTATTATTAAAAAATGGAAAAACTATAGGTATTAGATCTCAACAGTGGATGGATAAAACATTTAGAGATATTAATATTGAAGTCAATGGATTTTATTTCTTAAACTATCTTGCTTATTGGGCTTTACGATTAGGTGGATGGGTTGCATGGAATAAACACAGAAAAATCAACGCAAAAGTAGGAGACTAATAAAATGGATTTTGATTTTGAAAATGAAATGATTAAAGCACTTAAGAAACATGCTGAAGGCAAGATTGCCATGGCAAAAGCCACAGCTCAAGTGTATATGAATAATCCAGCTGGTATTGGAGAGCATCCTCAAGTAATGGAAGAGCTCGAAAAACAGATGATGGAAATAGCTAAATATGACGATGTATTAGAAATGATAAAAAAATATTTTGACGGCGAGTGAAAAACTTGTTTACAAAGATTGATTTTTAATATATAATAGTTATAACAATAAAAAATTAAACCAACATCACGAGGAAAAGATGCAGCATCAAATTGTTGACACAAGGGATTTTTTGTCTCAGACTAAATTTTATGAAGGCTACTCTCGTTTTAAAGAAAGCGAAAGTAGATATGAAACATGGGATGAAGCGGTAGATCGTGTAATTGATATGCACGAAAATAATTATAAAGTACAGAATAATACGTTACAACCATTTTTAGAAGAAGCACGTACTGCTTATAAAGAACAAAGAGTTCTTGGAGCTCAGCGCGCCTTACAGTTTGGCGGTGAGCAATTAATGAAACATCAGATGAGAATGTACAATTGTACTTCATCTTATGTTAATAGACCAGAATTCTTTGGTGAAGTATTTTACATTTTGTTATGTGGAGCTGGGGCAGGTTTTTCTGTCCAGAGACATCACATCAAAAAATTACCAAAGATTCAAAATAGAACTAAACAAGCGAAAGGTTACATAGTAGAAGACTCTATAGAAGGCTGGGCATCAGCACTTGATGTACTTATGTCTTCATTCTTCGTAGGAGGAGGAAAATTTCCAGAATACGAAGGTCGTAGAGTTTACTTTGACTTATCTCAAATCAGGCCAAAAGGAGCAAAAATATCTGGTGGATTCAAAGCACCTGGGCCAAATGGTTTGCGTAGGTCATTAGATAAAATAGAACACTTATTACAAGGTATTGTATTAGACTCGAAAGAACCAATAGATCTTAAACCTATAAATGCTTATGATATTACTATGCACGCGGCTGACGCCGTATTATCAGGTGGCGTTCGTAGGTCAGCAACCATTTGTCTTTTTTCGCCAGATGACGAAGAGATGATGAACGCTAAGACAGGAAATTGGTTCATGGATAATCCACAAAGGGGTAGATCAAATAACTCTGCAGTTATTGTACGAGATGAAACTACTCCAGAACAGTTTGGCAAGATTATGGAATCTGTCAAACAATTTGGCGAACCCGGGTTCGTCTTCGTTGAATCTACAGAACATACTACAAATCCATGTGTGGAGATTGGTATGTATCCACAGATCAATAAAAAGTCAGGTTGGCAAGGATGCAACTTGACGGAGATCAACGGAGGCAAATGCAATACCGAGGAAGACTTTTATAAGGCATGCCGTGCTGCGTCTATCCTCGGTACCCTACAAGCAGGGTACACTGACTTCAAGTTCTTAACTGATACTTCAAAACTTATTTTTGATAGAGAAGCTTTACTTGGAGTCTCAATCACAGGATGGATGAATAATCCAGACATACTTTTTGACGAGAATATTCTGGAAAAAGGCGCAAAGATCGTTAAAGAAGTAAATAGAGAAGTTGCTCAAATTATTGGAATAAACTCTGCAGCTAGAACCACATGCGTAAAGCCAAGTGGTAATGCTTCTGTGTTATTACAAACAGCTTCTGGTATTCATGCCGAGCATTCAAACATGTACATAAGAAATGTACAAATGAATAAAGAATCTGAGATAACTCAAGCTATCATGAAAACTAATCCGTATATGGTAGAAGATTCTGTTTGGTCAGCTGGTGGAACTGATGTAGTCGTATCTTTTCCAATATTACCAAAAAAAGGTTCAATGTATAAAGATGACTTGTTAGGTGTTAAACATCTTGAACTCGTAAAGAAAGCTCAAAAGCACTGGGTTGAAGCCGGCACTAATGAAGACTTATGCGCAGATAAAGGAGTAAGACATAACGTATCTAATACTATTATCGTAGATGACTGGGATGAAGTTGAGAAATACGTATTTGAAAATAGACATTCGTTTGCTGGCATATCTTTTTTAGCTATGAGTGGCGATAAAGACTATAATCAAGCTCCAAATACTGCCGTAATTACTGCAAAAGATATGGTAAAAAAATATGGTAATGCCGCAGTGTTTGCATCAGGTATGGTAGTTGACGCGCTAAAATGTTTTAATAACTTGTGGGATGCTTGTTCTACAGCAAAAGGATTTGGCGAAGACTTATCTTTAGAATCTTCAGAGAACGCAATGAAAAGAGATTGGATAAGAAGATTTGGTAAGTTTGCTGATAATTATTTAAATTCTGATACATTGTTAGCCGAGCATTGTTTAAAAGACGCGTACTTGTTACATAAATGGAATAAAATACAATCAACTTTAAAAACAGTTGATTGGAAAGAAGATATAAAAGAAAGAAAGTATACTGATGTTGATACACTCGCTGCAGCCGCTTGCGCAGGTGGCGCCTGTGAAATCGATTTCTAAAATCGTTTCACCTTGCGTAAAAATATGTACTTTGCAAGATGATTTTTGCATAGGTTGCGGCAGATCAACAAAAGAGATAGCAGAATGGTCGACAGCTACGATGAAAAGAAAGGAACAAATCCTTGAAGGATTACCAGATAGAATGCGAAGAATGCGATGAAACTTCATATGTGGCAGCGTATAAAGAACCTACTCACTGTCCAATCTGTGGAAGAAGAGCCGAAGCAGAAGAAGTTCAATACATGGGTCAGAATTAACAGTAAGGATATGTCTGACAAAGAAAAAATGGATAAAGGATTTAACGGAAAAACTTATAGCATAAACGGAATAGACGTAGACTTTTAATGGCAAAATCTAAATTTAAAAATCCTGTAGTTAATTGGATTGATTACCGATTAGGAATCTTTTCTTTTTTAAATCATGAATTAACTGAATATCCAACACCTAAAAATTTAAACTACATGTGGAATTTTGGTAGCTTATCAGGTATCACACTTGTGATAATGATAATCACTGGTATTGTTTTAAGCATGCACTATACCGCTCATGTTGATTATGCTTTTGACAGTGTTGAAAGAATAATGCGAGACGTTAATCACGGCTGGTTAATAAGATACATTCATATGAATGGAGCCAGTTTCTTTTTCATAGTAACATACATACATATCTTTCGAGGATTATACTATGGTTCGTATAAAGCACCAAGAGAGTTGTTATGGATATTAGGAGTATTAATACTTTTACTTATGATGGCCACAGCTTTTATGGGATACGTCTTGCCATGGGGTCAAATGAGTTTTTGGGGTGCAACAGTCATAACAAATCTATTTAGCGCTATCCCTCTGGTAGGAGAACAGTTTGTTACTTGGTTATGGGGCGGATTTAGCGTTGATCAAGCTTTATTAAATAGATTTTTTAGTTTACACTTTGTACTGCCATTTGTAATAGTCGGCGTAGTTATATTACATCTAGTCGCCTTACATAGATTTGGTAGTAATAATCCGATTGGTATTGACATAAAAGGTAAACAAGACACACTGCCTTTCCATCCATACTATACGATCAAAGACTTGTTTGGACTTGGAGTATTTTTAACTTTTTTCGCTGCAGCAGTTTTCTTCTTTCCAAACTTTATGGGACATCCAGATAATTACATTCCGGCTAATCCAATGGTAACACCAGCTCACATCGTGCCTGAATGGTATTTCTTACCGTTTTATGCCATACTAAGAGCAGTTCCTGATAAGTTAGGCGGCGTACTATTAATGTTTGGAGCAATAATGGTTCTGTTTATTCTTCCATGGTTAGACAGGCAACCTATTAGATCTTCACAATTTAGACCTTTATACAAAATATTCTTTTGGATACTGTTTGTAGACTGTATTGCACTAGGATATCTCGGTGCTATGCCAGCTGAAGGAATATACGTAACACTTAGTAGGATTGCAACTGCATATTACTTTATACATTTTTTAGTATTGTTACCTTTACTTCCAAAATTTGAACCGACAAAGCCCTTGCCAATTGGAATAGGAACTCCAATATTTGAAGCAAGCAGTCCTCTTGTTTTAAAAGGCGCTGCTCATAAAAAAGAATAAATAAATGCATGTGGTATTATAATGACACAGTATTTGAATCAACACCAGAAGAGTTTCAAGGATTCGTATATCAACTTACCGAAGTTAGTTCCAACAAAAAGTATATTGGAAAGAAAAACTTCTGGAAACCTAAAACTCTCCCCATCACTAAAACACGTAAGAGACGCGTACGCACGCGTGTCGAATCAAACTGGAAAGAATATTACGGGTCGTCGAATGAAGTACGCAACCTTGTGGAAAAAAACGGCCAAGACAAATTTAAAAGAGTGATATTAAAACTTTGTAAGACCAAAGGAGAAATGTCTTACTACGAGGCAAAGTTACAGTTTGACAACAATGTTTTATTCAGAGACGACTACTTTAACAACTTTATTGGTTGTAGAATACACGCAAAACATTTAACAAGTTAAGTGAAAACTTGTTTACAAATGCAAAAAAATAGTGTATAATATAACTATCAAAATAAAAAATTAGGAGTTGTTATGAAAATATTAAAAGATACCAAAAATATTAAGTTTAATACTAGTGGCATATCTGAGCCGATTGTTATGGCATCAGCAGCCGGCTGGTATGTCGGTTCAATCGATAAGTCTGAAGGTTTTATACAACCTTATGACAGGTATACTGATTACATGACTCAGGAAGATGCTGAAAAGACTCTTGCTGAAACTGAAATGTTTTGGGGTGTTACTGGCGAGCCAGTTTTAAAATTTGATTATATTATGAAAGGCGTGTAATATGGGTATATTCGTAGGAAAGTTCGATCATATCAATACAGAAAAAGTTGCTAATAGGCGAAGCAAGTCGTGGGTTGGCAGATTTAATCCGTGTAACTCAAAAGATATGCAAGAATATGATATGGTAAAAGCCATTGTTAGAAATGTAAATTCAAGTACTAGAGATAAATTTAGACTTGAAAGAAAAGGTAGAAAGCCAATCAAAGGTTTTGTCTACGGCGGTAATCCTCGAGGTGGTATGAAAAATGCTACACTATGGGATGTATATATTTGGAGAAGACGTGAATCTAGATATCCAGATCCAACATGGAGTGAATACTCATGATTATAGTTGATTATAGTGGCATTGCTTTAGCGAGTATTATTATTAATAAAACCTTTGACGAAGGTATGATAAGACATATGATACTTAACTCATTAAGAATGTATCGTACTAAATTCAAAGATGATTACGGCGAACTTGTAATAGCCGTTGACGGCGCAAATAACTGGCGCAGAAAAGCTTTTCCACAGTATAAAGCTGGCAGAAAAAAAGATAGAGATAAGTCTTCTTTTGATTGGGGTGAGGCATTTAGAATACTTCATATGGTAAAAGATGAAATAAAAGAAAACTTTCCATATAAGGTTATTCATATAGATGGTTGCGAGGCCGATGATATTATAGGTACAATAGTTACTATGAATCCAGATCCAAACAGAGATTACAATCATGAAAAGATCATGATAGTATCTTCTGACAGAGATTTCTTGCAATTACAAAAGTACAAATTTGTAAGACAGTATTCGCCTCTTCTTAAAAAAGAGTTAGTAGAAAAGAATCCTAGATTATATTTACAAACTCATATTATCAAAGGTGACAAAGGCGATGGAGTACCAAACATCTTGTCTGATGATAATACTTTTGTCGAAGGCTTTAGGCAAACTCCTATGTCCAAAAAGAAGATAGATAGTATTATACAAGATCTTGACGAAGGAGAGTTGTTATATGCAGCTTCGTGGTATCGTAATTATTGTAGAAACAAAAAATTAATTGATCTCACTGAAACTCCGCAAGATCTAAGAAAAGAAATTATAAATACTTTTATAGGACAAGACGTTTGGAGCAATAAGTTTAAGACTTTTAATTACCTAGTTGCCAAGCGTTGTAATAATTTGATTGAAAGTGTACAGGAGTTTATTTCATGAAACAGTATGTTTATGAAGTCTTAGAAGAAGTAACAAAAGCTCGAACTAAAGGCGAAAAAATTAAGTTACTTAAACAAAACGAAAGTTGGGCTCTTAAAGATATTATAAGAGGCTCAATGGATTCTAAGGTAATATGGAATTTACCTACAGGTACTCCTCCATATACCGCATCTCCAGCTCATCACCACCCTACAAATCTTCTTAGAGAAAATACGAAGTTTAAATACTTTGTAAAAGGTGGACCCGGTGACAAGATGCAGAAATATAAGAGAGAGCAAATATTCATAGGAATCTTAGAAGGTGTGCATCCTGAAGATGCAAAAATTATTATTGCAATGATTAATAAGCAAAATATAAAAGGTCTATCAAGACCTGTAGTAGAGGAGGCTTTTCCAGGGTTACTAGAAGACTGACTCTACTATTGTAGAAAGGCAGTAAAATGGTACTAAAAATTGTTAAAGATTTAGATATTCAAGCTTCAAAGTTAAAAAAGAGAGGTAGGATTAATCGAATGAATAAAATTCTTAAAAGAAAAAATTTCATAGAAAAACAAATTAAATTAACAAAAGTACCGGAGGTTTACATTTCAACTTAAAGAAATATATAAATATTTACAAATGAACTAAATTATGTTATAATATTATTATTTAAAGGTGATACATGAATATTTTTATACTAGATAAAAATCCAGTCAAGGCAGCTCAAATGCTTTGCGATAGGCATATTCCTAAGATGATTGTGGAATCTGCTCAAATGCTAAGTACTGCACACAGGCTTCTTGACGGTAAGCCAGAGAAACGTAGGTCAAAGTCTGGAAAGACTATGCAAACTTACTACTCTTTCGGCGACATCCGTGATAATTTATATTATTTAGCAGTCCACAAGCATCATCCTTGTACAACATGGACCATGGCTAGCAAACAAAACTATGACTGGCATTACGGTCACTTTGCTTCCATGGCTAAAGAGTTTGAGTACCGCAGAAATAAAAAGCACGTGACTTTCGAAAAGTTAGGTCTTATTCTTGCTGCTCCTCCAGAAAACATTCCTCATGTTGGACTGACTGAATTTGCTCAAGCCATGAGCCATTATCCGGAGTGTAAAGTCCCAGGTGATGCAGTTCAAGCGTATCGTAACTACTATCACTATGCAAAAGATTTTGCTAAATGGGAATGGAAAAGACCAGCTCCTGACTGGTGGGAAGGATATAAAGGTGCCTAAGTATACAGTAAAACCTTTGGAAGAAGGTGATGAGTACGACATTGAATGCAGTGCAGATGAATTACAAGATTATCTTAAAAAGCACAATTGTATAAAAGTTTTAAAATTCCCAGGCGTAATATCACATCATGGCAGTCTATTATCAAAAACAGATAATGGATGGAAAGACAATTTGAAAAGAATAAAAAAAGCATCAGGTAGAGGTAACACAATAAAGGTATAAAACAGATGAAATTCTTTTTAATAGTATCGTTTTTAATGACTAGTGTAGAGATCGAAAGACCTATGTACGTTTTTAAAAGTCCATCTTTTGAAACTGAAAAAGAGTGTAGAGAATACGTTAGTGTAATGCACATGAGAATATATCAACAAGCAGCTGCATCCTACAATTATAGATATACACCAGAAGCAATTTATTGTATAACAACAGACGCTGTAAAAGACATATTTAAATATAATTATGGAAAACAAGAAAATAAAACCGGTGTATGAAGTCATTGACGACTTTATACCAGACTATACGAACGATCATATATTCAAAATACTAAGTAGCAACAGGTTTCCTTGGTACATATCGCATAAAGTATCAGATGGAAACGATGAATACTGGAACAGTCAATATTTTCATTTCTTATATAGAAACGATAGTAATCATAAAAGTGAGTACTACTCTTTAGTTGATAGTATTATAAAAAAACTTGATCCCGCCATAATATTAAGGATAAAAGTTAATTCTACCGCTTATACCAAAGACATAATAAAATTTCCTCCTCATACTGATACTCCTTATAAAGCTAAAACTTGTGTGTACTATGTGAATGACAATAATGGTTATACATATTTTATGGACGGATCGAAAGTTTATAGTAAAGCAAGAAGATTAGTAAGATTTGATTCTCATCATAGACATTCTGGAACTACACATTCAGATGCACGATATAGATTTGTGATAAATATAAACTATATACCAAAAGAAATGATAACATATGATAAAGAAGTTCAGTCATGAAACGGTTAATATTGGATATGAAGACTTGGATTGCATCACTGCCAAATCTGGGAGAACTTATTCTACTCCTGATGGTGTCCAATATCCTAGTATTACAACTGTTCTAAGTATACTTAGTGAAGACGCCATAAGAGCTTGGCGTGAAAGAGTTGGTGAAGAACAAGCTGAAATCGTCAGCGGCAAAGCGTCTAGGCGTGGTACCAAAGTTCATTCTATCGTAGAAAAGTATTTAAGAAACGAAGATACTTCAGATTTTTTACCTCATATCAGGCAAAGCCTTGAAAATTTAAAACCAGCACTCGATAAAGTTGGAACTATATTTGGTTTAGAACTTCCGCTATACAGTAAACATCTTGGCGTGGCTGGAAGATGCGATTGCATTGCAGAATATAATGGTGTTCCTTCTATTATAGATTTTAAAACTTCAAAACGAATAAAGAAAAAAGATAAGATACACAGTTACTTTGCTCAAGGAGCTGCGTACTCTGTAATGTGGGAAGAGCGAACTGGAATGTCTGTTCCAAATATTGTAATTGTAATGGACGTCGATCATGAAAAACCTCAGGTGTTTGTAGAACATCGGGATAACTGGATTAAACTATTGAAAGATACTATACATGAATATAGAACTAGAAAAATGTTCGGGCACTGAAATATCGCTCACGCAATGTCTCTTTTTGAGAACACTATTTGAAGAACTTACTCGTAATTACAATATACCTGAAGGATCTGATATAGATACTATTAAGTGGTTTATAAAGAATGGCAATAAGTCTAATTCTCTTCGTAATGGATATAAAAGAGCTTTAAACATAGCGAAGATAATTAAGGAGTTTAGCGATGGCTGCACAAAAAAAACTAGAACCCGAAAGCAAGTACGCCAACTTTGATAAAGATGGTGACGGTATAGTAACCGACGAAGAATTTGAAATGGAAGAAAAATTGATGAGAATGGAGAATGAAGATAAAAAACAAGATGCCCAAAGGTACATGGCGTGGTTCGCCTTGTGGGGAATGTTACTTTATCCTTCTATGGTAGTAATATGTATTTTATTCACGTTAGATCAAGCTGCTAAGATATTAGGTGACATGGCAGCAGTGTATTACGTATCAGTTGCAGCGATTGTCGCGGCATACTTTGGAGCGCAAGCATTAGCAAAGAAAAAATAATGAAAAGGTTTTGTCATGAAAAGATTGATATATCAAGTTTACGTTGGTAATAGAACTCGTTTATATGATCATTGTACTAAGTCAGTTAAAGAATATGCCGAAGAAATAAATCGTAAAGAAATCCCTAGAAATAAAGTTGACTATGTAATACAGACTCAACCTATAATGAGAATAAAACCCGATGTGTTTGCTACTAATCGGCACCCTAGAGCGTGGGAACAGCACGGTGGATTCTTACCTATATTTGAAAAAGAAAATGCATTTGATTACTGGGATAGGTACGACCAAATCTGTATTATTGACGCAGACATATATGTAAGACCTAACACACCAAACATCTTCGACGAAATGAACCATGAAACTGAATTTGCAGGAGTTGCAGAAAGAACATCGCCTGTAGAAGATTCGTATAAACAAAAACTTGTCGAATATACTAAAGCACAATATGGTAGTTTAACTGATGTAGACTGGAAATGGAATCAGCACGGTGCTCATTTTTATAATATGGGTATGATGTTATTGAATAGACATATTGTAATGTACTTACCAGTACAATCAAATGGTAAACGGCAATCTGGTAAAGATTTTATTCAAAGACCAGAATTTAAAAGATTTGTTGATGGTGAGGGTGCATGGAAATGGAGTACTGATCAAACGCTTCTTAATTACTGGATCAAAAAAGAAAATATGATTCAACAAGAATTAAGTTGGAAATGGAACGCTTTATATTCAGCTGTTCCAGATGATAAGATAAAAGAAGCATATTTTATACATTTTTTTAAGAAACAAAGTCTGCCTCATAATGGTGAAAACATAGATGAACTAATGAAAAGGTTAACATGAACTTAATATATCAAGTATACTTAGGTGAAGAAAAAAAATTATATAATCACTGTACTAAATCAGTTAAAGAATATGCTAAAAAAATAGGTGCGCACTACAAGATATTAACTGCACCGAAGTTAAGAATAACACCTAACATTTTTAGAACAGATAGAAGAGACAAAACCGGTGGCTGGAAGAAGTTAGGCTACATGGCTATATTTGAAAAAGAAAACGTATTTGATTATTTTAAAGACTATAAAAAATGCTGTGTAATAGATTCTGACATTTATATTAGACCTACTGCGCCTAATATATTTAATGAAATATCTAGTGAAACAGTTGCCAGTGTTTATGAATGTGATCTTCCTATGAACCAAGTGTACGCTGAAAAGATAAAAGCATATTCAACTAGCATTTGGTCTAACTACAGTAAATACGATTGGGAATGGAATAATAGAACTGGAGGAGCATTTTTTAATTCTGGTGTAATGTTATACAATTCTAAAAAAATGTTACAAGCTTTAAATGGAATGAATCCTAGACAATTTTTAGAACAAAGTATCTTAGCAGATTTTGTAGATGGTGTAGGTCCACTTAAGTGGCAATCAGATCAGATGACTTTAAACTACTGGTTTAAAGTAAAAGGAATACCAGTTAAAAAGTTAGATTGGAAGTGGAATGCACTTTACACGGCAGTTGATGATATAAAAGAAGCACACTTTGTACATTTCTTTCTTAAAGATAAATTACCAAACGGTGGCGAAAACGTAGAAAAACTTATGGAGGAAATAAATGAAAATTGATGCTTCAATTACTACAAATGTACCGACAACGTTTAAAATTAATGTTGGTGTAGGAGACTTTCTAGATCGGTGGAGTATTCTTCTTATTAAAGAGTCAAAAGGCCTTGATGTTGAAGAAGAGCTTAAGAACTATACAAAAGAACTTAGACCTGACTTTCAAGATTGGGGATATTATCTTCGTCTTTTCGAAGCAATTAACTTAGAGCTATGGGAACTTGAAGATAGAAAAAGAAAAGCAGTTGAAAGATATACTCGTGAAGAAAGCGATGTGGCATATCTTATAACACAACTAAATGATTTACGACATGAGACTAAAAAAAGAGCAGACATATTTTTTAACAGCAACATAACTGAAAAGAAAAGCCATTGAGAGGACAAATAGTTTATATAAAAGGTCATGCTCAATCAGAAGAGCAAGCTCAACAATCTTATAATTCTTTTAAGAGAAATGGTTGGGATGTAGAAATGGTTGAGGGTATTACCCGTGATACCGTTGAAAAGACTGAAGAGTTCGACGAACTTCATATAATAGCTGAGAGCAGACTTTATAACTTTGAAAAAGAAAACTACAACAGATTTTTAGCAAAAGTAAGTTGTGCAATCAATCATGTTAGGTTTTGGAAAAGAGTATTAGATGAAAATGAAACACTGGCTTTTCTTGAGCACGATGCAATTAGTGTTATGGACCCTGGTAATTTACAGTTTGATGAGTACTTAATATTAAACGCAGAGTACGTATTTAAACCACCAAGCAAATTAAATTTAAATAAGTTTAAAGATTATGAATGGGGTGGATTTGGAGTTAATGACTTACCACAAAATTATCCACTTAAATATTATAGAGAAAATATATGGAAAGATTCTTTAATGGTTCCTGGGACTGGAGCTTATGCAATAACTCCTAAAGGAGCTGAAAGAATGCTTGACACAGTTGACATATTTGGTATAGATCAATCTGATTTTATGTTAAATAGCTATAATGTTAATATTCAATATGTTTTACCAAGTCCCGTAAAGTTCAATTCAACAAATTTAAGTACTTCATATGGAATCTAAAAATATAGCATTGCGCTCAAAGAGTATGAGAAGTGGAGATAGACCATATACAACACCAGGGTTAGGTGATAGAGCTCACAGTGTACTTATGGCTTATCAGTATTCAAGAGCTCATAAAGTGCCAGTGACTTTGC